TTATAGCGGCAAGCGAAATCTCTTGACTTGATTTCCGACCCTGCTATAATTCCGTGTTAATGGTCCGCGTTGATTTCTCGAAGATTGAGGATACTTGGCTCCCGATCCCAACGGGCACTCTTTTGCTGCCCGGTCGGGACGTGACCCGATGGATAGACGAGGGTAGGCGGCGAGACGAATACGATCGGAGAAACGGCTATCGCGATGGACTAGGCGACAGAAAACATTCTGGACCTGAAGCATGCATCGTCGGTCGTATAACCGAACAGGCCGCCGCACGATGGACTGGCATTCCAGCGCGCGCGACTATCGGACCGATGCGCGATGGCGATCTGATAGATGGGACCGAAGTGCGATACAATTGGCCGACTCGGTGTCCGATACTCTATATCAAACCAGACGAAAGGATTGATGCTCGCTTCCTACTCTTAACCTCAAGGCTTACGTATCCGAAAGACGGCTCTGATTGGATTATCTATTTTGTCGGATGGGCAATCGGGCGCGAATCCCTTATCCATCCCTTACGAAGTGAGGGCGACGGAACCGGGTGGCGCGGGAAGCCCAGACATGCAATGCCGTGGGGCGCTTTACGCGATCTTGAATCGTTCATAAAAGGAGCCGCATGAGCGAGAAGCCGCAGTCGCCGCCGGACCCGAGAGAGAAGGCCTGCCACCGCGATTTCAGCCACAAGTGCCTCGGGCCAGACTGCACGCTCTTCGTCCCCATGACGATTACGAATACCGTCACGAAGGAGACGACGCAATCCGGTATCTGCGCCGACATGCTCGTCGCGCAGCGGATGATGGAGCAGTCGCAGGCGATCCAGGGCTATCTAAACTGGCTTCAAAATCAGCACGTCTCGCCCGTGCGCGGTATCCTCCAGTTCCCGGGCGGGAAGCCGAGTTGAGGCAAATCAGTCTATTGGAGGACACTCGACAGATGCGCCTGGCGTATGCCTGATCCCGTCACGCGAGAAGCAACGCAGGAAGAAATGTTCCCAGATGCGATTGAGTACGAATACGTCGAAAGTGTCATCGGGTCTGGCTATGAAGGCGCTGTCGCGGAATTAGCAGTGAGAGACGGAATCGCTAAGCGGGCGGCTCGAAAGAACATGCAGATTCACTCTGCCATCATCCTAAAAGTAGATGGCCAGTTTAGTGGGTTCATGACGTTTCAGAAGAATCACGAATGCCGCGAGTTTTGCCTTCTACAGTCGGTCATCAGGCCCGAGCACTATAGCGACAGCCGGTATAGGAAGATGGTCGAGGCCGTGATTCATCAGAACACCGATGGCTATCCTGCGCTTATCACCACGGATCCAAAAAGCAAGTTCGAGACCACGAGACTCTTCGAGGACCTCGGATTCGTTACGTATCTCAAGATGTCGGGGTTTCACTACATGGTGCGAGGACCGATTGATAGTGTGCGCATGAAGTTGCTGGCGCATATCACCATGACGAACGTCTGGAACACAGTCAAGGGCGACTGGCTTCGATTGAAGAGAGAGTGGAACGAGCGAATTGAGGAGGCCGGCATGCTTTCTGGAATAGAAAACCCAACCTACGCTACTCGCGACGGGTGCTGGCAGGGCGAGAACGGATACTCGAACGTCGTCAATACAAGACGATTCATAAACTCTGATGGCAAAGTGGAGGCCACGACAAAGGCACACAATGGCAACGCCTCGGTACTTGATCCGGTTGCATGCGAAGTGATCCTGCGATTCTTTATGCCGAACGCTGGTGGCCGTATATATAATCCGTTTGGCGGTGGCGTACAGTTTGGATTCGTGGCAGGTCACTACGGATACGAGTACGTGGCAAGTGAAATCCGGGCCAATCAGTGCGACGCTAATAACAAACTATGCGCTCGATTCAATGCTGTACAATGGATCAAAAGCGACAGTTCTATCTATGATCCTGATGGCATGTTCGACCTCATTTTTACTTGCCCACCATACTATAAGGTGGAAAGGTATGTTGACTACGATGGGAAGCCTCCTGATGGCGAACTGAACAGCACTGGAACGTATGATGAATTTCGGGCGCTGCTTTTCTCCGGCTACGAACGTGCTATTGCGCATCTAAACAATAACCGATTCTTCGTTGTGATGACTGGAGACAGCCGAGACAAGAGCGGTGCGTACTATTGCTCAGAAGCAGAGACGGAGTTGTTTTTCAAGGATCGCGGACTCTCCGTCTATAACAAGATCGTCTACCTCGAATGTGAATTCACAAGACTCGCCCACGCGAAAAAGACTCTAAACTATCGGAAGTTTCCCAAGCGAGAGCAGAAGATAATCATGGCCTACAGGGGAGACATTTCGGCGATCAGGAAGGAGTTTCCTCCGGTCGGGAGACTTTAGGACTTGACATTCTCGCCTATACGTGATACACGCTCCTCGTCCGGTTGAGCGAGCCGGACAAGGGCAAATCGGATCGGGTCGCCCGTCGAGCGAGCGGGACGGCTCGGAAGGGAGTACGGGAGAAGATGGAGAACAGGCCGGCCTCGACTCGGCCCCGCTTGTCGGGGGCACATGACTCCATCCATGTGTCGCCACCGAGCGGGGTCGGTCTGTTTTAGGGGGAGGACGTGGCAAGCCATCTTGGCTGGTTCAAGTTCTGGACGCGGGCGATACATGATCCTAAGATCGTTGAGTTAGATAATGCCGAGTTTCGGTTCCTCGTGACGCTTTGGTGCCTGGCCTCGGAATCAACTGAGCGCGGGGTTATCAGAAATCCGTCATGGGGCCACCTGGTCCATATCGCTGCGATAGAGCCAGGCGAGGGCGGCAATGTTGCGTTTGATCTTGAGTCGTTACGTAACACGTTACGTAACGCCGGGCTTATCAAAGTGCGCACGAACGGCGATATTGAGATCAATCACTGGGAGGAGTGGCAAGCGCCATCCGATCCTTCAAATGCAGTCAGACAAAGGAGATACCGAGCGTTACGTAACGGCGCTAGTAACGCGTTACGTAACGGTGTAGAAGTAGAGAAAGATGTAGAGAAAGAGAAAGATATACTAACGCCTTCGCTCCCGCTCGGCATCAAAGCACCCAAATCCGTCAGGACGGAGAAAAAGCGAAAGCCACCGGAAGGCACGTCCGAGGACGCCTGGACACTCATCGCGGCGCTGAAAGCCGAGCGCCTTGCACTCGGACTAGCCGAGCGCACTCTCGGCGTTGGATTCGCTCAGGTCCTCACGCCGCTCATTGCTGCAGACGGCAGGAATGGTCCGATTCTCGTCGCAGTGGCCAAGCATATAGCCATAACAGAACGCGACTTCGGCGTAGACCCCAAGCAGATGCTCATGGGGGACCGTCCGCAGGCCGTCTATGAGGGACTAGCGGACGCGCCCTGGACGAAGAATGGAAACACACAAGAACAGCCGAAACAAGACTGGAATGAATGGTGTGAAAAGACTTACGGCAAAACATTTTACGATAGCCGGGACGCCGGGTGGCACGATGCCGCAGCCCGTTACCGAAAGGAGTTCGGGATAGCCGAGACTTCCTGACGAAATCCCTTGACACCGCGCTCGCTATGTGCTAGAAACTCCGCGACATGGGCCGCCGCAGGACCGATTGGAAAACCGTCCTCCCGAAGATCGTTAACGGCATCGAAAAAAAGAGATATTCGGTACCCGTCGCCGCAGCCTACGCGGGAATCCATAAGGGAACGCTGTACCAGGAAATCGAGCGCAGCCCCAACGTTCGTGATGCGATAGAGCAAGCAAAACTCAAGCGTATCGGGCTCGCCGAGGGCGTCGTCGCTAAGATCATGCTCAACGATAAGCACCCGAGGCAGATGGACGCAGCGCGCTTCTTCCTTGAAACGCAGTCCCGCTCCGCGTGGGGACAGCGGACCGAGATCGAGATGTCCGGTACGGTGACGGTCCGACCGGTAGTGCAACTCGACCTCCGCGCGATCGCGGCGCTAGAGCGCGGGCACGCAATCGAGCAAGCGAAAGACGAAGCCGTGGACGCGGTGATGGTGGAGATCGATGGGAACGGCGACGGCGACAGGGCCACAGCGTAAGCGCGCAAGCAAGCCGCAAGACGAGAAGCCGAAGAATATCCGCATCATTCGGCCAAGCGGACCAGCACAACACCGCTTTCTTTCCTGTGCCGATCGAGAAGTCGTGTTCAACTCCGCCGTAGGGGACGGCAAGACATTCGCCCTCTGCGCGAAGGCGCATGTATGGGCGGAACGCTATCGAGGCTCCAAGAATCTCGTCGTGCGCGCGACGATGAAGTCATGCCATCAAACGACGATGGATATTTACAGGCGCGAGATTCTCGGACTCGCGCTTTTCGATAGGTATTTCAACGCATCCGATCATCGGCTCGACTATCAGGACGAGCACGGCGTCAGAACTGGCTCCACTGTGATCTTCGGTGGGCTCGACGACCCTACGACGTACATGAGCGACGAGTTCGGATTGATTGCGGTCGATGAGATCGTGCCAGGGCTCGCAGGTGGGCGCGGCGTGTCAGAGGACGATTGGGAGCAACTGAAACTCCGTATCCGTCATCCGAAGGCGCTTGTGCATCAAATCTGCGGCGCGACGAACGCCGGCGGCCCGACGCATTGGGTATTGCGCCGCGCGCAGGAAGGCCGCCTCACGCTCATACGCGCAGAGCCTGGCGAGAATGATGCGAATCTCCCGCGCGACTATGTTCTGGCCAAGCACGAACTCATCGGCGCGTTCCGTGACCGCTACCTGCTCAACAAGTGGGTTCAGAGCGAGGGCGCGGTGTTCTCCGAGTTCGATGAGAGGCGGCACGTCAAGTCCGATATCGATCCGCACAGCGGTACGCGCGTCCTCTTCGGCGTGGACTTCGGATTCAATCACAAGTTCTGCGCGCTATTCATCTGGCGCTATGGCGAGAAGTGGTACGTGTTCGACGAGGTTGTCGGCGGGCGCGCGGACGGCGGTTCACGTACAACCGACGAGTGGGGGAAGGAAATAAATATCCGCTGGCCCGACTGCTTATTCACGACAGCATGGTGCGATCACGCGCCGGCGGATCAACTGACGCTCAAGCGGCACGCACCGCGCATCTCGCGCGTCGAGAACGCCGAGAAGAAAGACGAGCGCGCAGGCGTGAACCTCATCAAGATGCTTCTCGCGCACGACCGCCTCTTGATCCATCCGCGCTGCAAGAACCTCATCAACGAGCTGCGCAATCTGTCGTGGCATGTGACGCGCGGCGGTGAAGTTCTCGACGTGCCAGTGGACAAGGAGAACGATTGCACCGACGCGCTCCGCTACGCCGTCACGAGCGAGCACATCGAGCGGCAAGGATACGAGCGCGCGAATCAGGGTGGCTTGCCGCTTATGGCGGGGCGCGCTTCCCTGTTCTTGACCGATGATCCATACGCGGGTGTTCGTGTCGAGACGCATCACTTTAGGGGCTGGTAATGCCGACTGACACCGAACAGCAGAAGGTCGAGACGAAAGACCGCGCGCCGATCGTTGACACGATTCAGCGCCTCACGTTCGCCGTTGACGGCGGACTCTTCAAGCCGGACGCGATCGTTGGCGCGAAGTCGTGGGACATCTACGACGAGATGCAGCGGCGCGATCCTCGCATCGCGCGGGGCCTAGGCTTCCTCAAGGACTTCATGCTCGCAGGCGGGCAGGAAGCGGTAGCAGAGGACGAGGACGCGGAGACTGAGAAGCGCGCCGAGTTCTGCCGTTGGAACATGGAACACATCAACGGCGCGTGGAGCAAGGTGCCGCGCCAAATCATGGCCGCGCTAGAAAACGGCATGAGCATCAACGAGATGATCTTCGCGCGGGTCGAGGAAGGCGAGGACTACGCCGGCCTCGTCTACCTCAAGGACTTCAAGGACAAGCATCCGCGTTTCTTCCACTTCGACCAAGACGACTTCGGAAATCTCAAGCCGGACGGCCTCGTACAGTTCTGGCAGATGGCGAACGAGATTCGGCACGATACGTCGAAGTTCGTCATCTACTCGCACGATTCCGTGTTCGGGAATCTTTACGGTCGCCCGCTCTTGCAGCCGATCTATGAGGCGTACTTCAGGCGACAGGTGTTGCCGCGTCAGATCGCCGTCTCGATCGAGAAGTCCGCACTCGGCGTTATCGTCGTCAAGGTGCCCAAGGGTACGAGCGCGGCGGATAAAACAGCGCTCCTGAACGATCTCAAGAAAATGCACGGCTCGTGCGAGTATGTGCTTGAGGAAGGCGACGAGCAGGAGTTGATGCCGTTCAACGCGGAGGGACTGCGCTTCGCCAAGGACTGGCTCGATCGTGACGACAACGAAATCAGCGTCGGCCTCACTATCCCCGTGATGATGTTCTCGAACAATCAGACTGGCTCGTATGCGAGGAGCGCATCGGACCTCGACGCCGCGATGGTGGGCTGGCGACGTGAGCAGGCAGTCGTGGACGACGTTATCACCGATCAAATCTTCCGTCGTCTCTGCGACTTCAACTTCGGACCCGGACCTGTACCGCGCCACCGGATGAAGCCGGTAGAGGCTGGCGGTCTGGATTCGTTCGTGAAACGCTATCAGGCGCTCGCAGCGGCCGGCGTGAAGCCAGCCCCGGAGGTCGTGGCGCGCGACATGGGGATCGATCCAAACGAGTTGGAAGAGAAGCCTGTACCGCAGCCGTTCGGAGGTCAACCGACAGATGGCAAGCCCGAGGACGGCATGCCGCGTCCAGGCGATAAGCGGTTCTCGGAGGGCGATCCAGAGGCGTTCTACCGACCGCAACGCGAACCGCGCACGGCTGGCGAGAGGCGGTTGAACCTATCTGAGATGCGCTCAGCATCGAAAGAAGCGGTTGGACGCGCTGCGTTAGAAATGGCTCGCGCAGTAGACCTTGACCGCAAGGCGAAACTGGCATCTCTACGCTTGGAGGCGGGCGAAGCCGAGCGCCCTTTAGCCTCGACGAGATCGCAGACATGATGCGACCAAAGCCAAAGGTCTTGAAGGCGCTCAGAATGGCCGTGGCAACGCTCTACGTGTCGGCGTTCACGCTCGCACATCGGAACCTCGTGGACGAAATCGGCGCGGCGGAGCGCGGAGTCGATGCGCTGTCGGATCGTGGCGTGCAGGCGTCTTTCGCGGAGCGACCACCGGGATTTCCCTCCTCCGGCGCGGCGCAGATCGCCGCCGCCACAATCCCGCAGAACGTGTTGGAGCCGTACTCCGAGATGGCTTTCAACCTCTCGGGCATGATTGCTGATGACCTACGCGACGAGGGCACGCGCCTCTTGCAGCAACTCATCGCGAACGGCGCGCCGCGCGACGAGATGATCCGAGAGTTGGATGGTCTATTCGAGCGATACATCGAGG